AGACGGCGTGTGTTCGTTGTCGGATGTGCTAGAGATCACATTAGTGCCGCAAAGGTTTTATTTGAGCGCGAAAGCCTGTCAAGGTATTCTGCGCCGCGCAGAGCGACGAGGCAAGATAATTGGACTGCAATACCTTGGAAAAATAAAAGCGCAATTGAATGCCCTGATGGGCCGCGATACAAAGCGTTGGGAAACAGCATGGCCGTGAATTGCATGGAATGGTTAGGCGAGAGAATACAAGCGGTGGAGAGCGGGACGCTATGACCGCAACCCAAAAGCAACATTATTTCCTGCGCCGTGAAGATGATGAAATCTTGATGGGTCGCAAAGGCTATTGGTTGCTTGCGCGTGATCACGATGATATTTACTTGTGCTTGCAGTTTCTAGGAATCGATGGGTTTGAGGGCGACCAAATTCTTGTAAAGGAATTTGAAATGGCTAAAGAATCAATAACGGAATATGACTGTGCAACGCAGGAAATTAAAACTTATGACCGAATGACGTTCACAATTATCACGGAAGCCGGCACAAAGTTTGTCGGCGTGTTGGTTGGTCATGTGGTGGGAAAATTGCGCGGGGGCTACTAGATTGCGTTTAACAAAAACAAGAGTTACGATAGAAAGCGAAACAGCCTAGGCGTGTAACCTAGACCGTTTCTAAACCCGTTAGCGGAAATAAGCCGCAGAGGATTGTAAGATGAGTGTACAAAAAATTGATGTAGATCAAGGGCGCGCGCCGTGGATGCCCTTTTGGGGAGCAGATTTTTACGCTTCAACCGTGGGTTGGACGCTCCAAGAGCGGGGCGCGTATCAGTTCCTGCTTTGGAATGCGTGGGCATCGGACGGATTGCCGCCGGACGAGAATCGGATCTTTAGGCTTGATCCTGACATTGCCAAGATGTGGCCGCTCTTGTCTGAAAAGTTCCCCATAGCCGAGGATGGCAAGCGCAGGAATCCGCGCCAAGAAAAGATAAGATTTGATATGAAAAACACGGCAAATCTTAAAAGGGAGAAAGCGCAAGCCGCCGCAAATAAACGTTGGCACAATCCGCAATCTAGCAATGCCAACGCATATGCGGACGCATTGCCAACGCATATGCCAATGCAATGCCATACAGATACATATACAAAAACAGATACACAATCAGAATCAGAATCAAAAACAAAAGAATTAAAACATACGCTCACCCGCGTTGCGGTTGAGCAAGATATTTCACCGCCAAGAAAGAAACCTGCAAGCAGCATCAGCGATGAGGATTGCGAAACCGTGTGGCAAATCTTTCCACGCCGCGTAGGCAAAAAGAAAGCCTTTATTTTGATCCGAAAAGCGGCCGCTGAACTTGCCGAAGAATACGAGCAAGATGATCCTGCCGCCGGCATTTCCGTTTTGTGCGAACGCGTCCAAAAATTCGCCGATGCCAACAAAACCGCCGACCCCAAATTTATCGCTCATCCAACCACTTGGCTACAACAAGGGCGTTACCTTGACCCGCAGGAGGCTTTGTAATGCCACTAGGATCGCCACCACCGCATTTGTTAGGTCAAGTAGGGAGTAACGCCGCCTTGATCATAGAAACGCCTTACAGGGCATTTAACGAGTTTTCAAATTTAACTGAAAAGAGAATGAAATGTTGATGCAAAACAGGCAGGATGAGAATTGGCATTTGACAGAGCGAAATAATCAGATTGTCAAACTCCTAGATTATGAGTACCGAAACGCTTCTTTTGTGGGCTACAGCCGCAACGTAAATTCAGTCTTAAAAAATGGCATTAATTACTTCCCTGAAAAGTATGCCGGACAAGCATGGTACAACTCAATTCTTGGAGCCTGTGGAGAAGCAGCCGTAGCCAAATTCTTGAATGTGTATTGGGGCGCGGGCGTTGACACCTTTAAGCAATCTGACCTATTGGGCTACCAATGTGAGATCCGAACCACCCATGCCGACAAGCCCTGCCCGAAGATTAGACCAACTGACACCGGTATTGTCATCGCCGTCATAGCAAGCCCAAATTACAAAACCACTTTCAAGATTTGGGGTTGGCTTGATGTTCTTGAAAAACAAGAAGATTGGTATTATGCCGATCAAAATTCGCCAAAACCTAAACCATGTTGGTTTCCACCGCTTGACGTTTGGCACACAATGAACTCATTACCGAAAGAACCAAAAAATGACTGACCAAGTATTGCATACAATTTTGGAATATTTTCCAACAACAAAATGGGCAGAAAAAAAGAGCCGGCTACTAGATTCCGCAATACGTGCGCTAACAAAGTTTGACGAGCCAACCGTTATCATCGCCATAACCACCGCCAAAAAAACACTTTCACGGACATTTATATCCGTTGACGAACTTGTTTTGGCCTGCAAAACCGTGCAATATCACGAAAAAAACCGCGCAAGCATTGCACAAGCACACCTAAGCGACGCGGAAATTAGATTGGCGCAAGACGAATGCGCGCGCAGAATCGCAAAAATGTCACGTGAACAAATAACGGAAGCCGTAGCGCATTGCAGGCTCAACGGCGCGCTAAGTGGGGATGCTGTATCGCCGCAGCGTGAACAATGGTCTAAGTGGACAAAAGGCATGATTCACGCAGCATCAATTGCGCTTGACCAAAAAGTCTAATACCATGGGGGTTATGGGGGAACTGCATTTTGGCGGTGCATATTCCCCTCAACCAATAAACTTGGAATAATGCCCCTGTGAGTGATTCAATTAAAATCACCGTTGGCATTCCGGCGCGGGTGCTATCCCCAAATACGCGCTGCCATTGGGCTATGAAAGCCAAAGCCACCAAATCAGCCCGCATTGAATCTTGGGCTTCAACCCAAATAGCAATGAACGGCATGAAGGGAAATTGGATTGCGGCAGAATGCCAAGTGTATTGGTATGCGCGCAACTCAAGGGTGCGGGATCGGGATAACTGCCTAGCAAGCCTAAAGGCTACCTTTGACGGCCTCAAAGACGGCGGGCTACTCAAGGACGATTCCGGCTTGATCCACCTGCCGCTTCGCCTGTTTGTAGATTCAAAGAACCCGCGCGTGGAACTGTTCATTCAAAAAATAGAAATAACGGAAGCGTCCAAGTAGATGGACGTGAGCATAGAAGTAGCGCAGCCTATTCGCTAGGATTTCAAAATGAGTATTGACACAGAACTAAAAATGTCCAAGCAGGTTTCGCTTCAAACCGTTTTTAGCGGGATTCAAGCGATTGTGCTGCTAGGATCAATTGCCGGTGCGTTTATGCTCATCGGCCGGCGCGATGCCGCGCTAGACAACCAAGGCGAGCGCATTAAGGATTTGGCCTTGATCAGCAGCGACCTAGCCAAGGCGGTTGGCAACCTATCAGCCAACGACAGGGAATTTAACGCTAAGATGGATTCAATATTGATGCGGCTCGACAAACTTGAAAAGACTAAATAAAGGAAATTACAAATGGCACTAGCACTAGCAGCAACCCCACAAGCGTCTTACAACTTCAGCGGCCTTATTACGCTTACAAGCGGACAGGCTTTTGACGCGGCATCGCCAACGGCAACCAAACCAAGCACAACAAGCCAATCCGCGTTGCTTTACGACACCGGCACAAATTACCCCAACTTAATCAAGATCGTTCCAAGCACAAGCGCAAACAATTTTACATCTGTGGGTATGCGCGTCATTGGTTGGTCGCAATACATTGCAACTTCAGGAATCAACCCTTGGATTCCAACCGTTCTTGCCGATGTTACTTTGGGTTACACAAGCGGCACGGTGGCAAGCGTAAGCGTAAACGGCGTAAGCAACTTCTTCTTTAGTTCAGCAACCGTTGGATCAGGCGTTCCAACCGTAAACATTTACACCCCCGCAACGGCAGCCGGCGCAAACGTTGAACCCGCAAGCGTCATCATTGATTGCGTTGGTTCATTGCTTATTCAAGTGCAATTCAAAGCAACCGGAACAACCCCAAAGATGGGTGCGTTTTGGTACACAATCTAAAATGCGAACGCGCCAAGTTACCGCTCCGCGCCGGTATTCCCGCATGGGAATTGGTGGCGACGGCTCAACGCTAAATTTGGATTTCACAACAATGGGCGCGCTCGATTCTCGTTTCACTTTTTCAAGGGCTTCTATTGTTGCTACTTATGTAAATAGCAGCGGATACATTGCAACAGCAACCACAAACGAAG